CGAGAAAGAACCAAAAGAAAGAGCAGAGCACAACAAAAAAGACAGCGGAAGAATGCATTCGGCATTCACGGAACACATGAGCAAACTTTCGCCGAAACACAGCGCACATCATGTTGCTAAATCGCATCCGATGCATCCTGAACACAAAAAAGATGGTTGCAAATAATTTAATTAAAGGAGATTTAAAATGGCTATTCTACAAGCGACAAATACCCCCGTTGGGTTAGTTGGAGTTGTTCCTAACGTTGTTTACATAAACACAAATGACACAGCTGCGGCTGTTTTAACCACTGGCTATCTAACCTCATTGGTTCAGTCTGGTGGTATTACAGTGTCTAGTTCTACGATGGTATTAGTAAATACTACTAGTGGCGCTATTTGGGGCGCAGTAGCTATAACTGGGACTGCACCAAACTATATTTATAGTATGGCAGCACCAACCTATGCAGGTCCTGCAACCTTTGCTGGTAATGTGGTAGCTGGTTCTTCTGGAACACCAGGGCACTTTATTTCTTATCCAACAACTGCCGCATCAGGCACGTTAAATTTAACTGCTGTAAATAATACTGGAAACACAGTAACTACTATTTCTAATGTTGCAATGGGTCAGGCTTCAACTATCAGTATTCCAGATCCAGGAAGTGCAGCAGGTAGATTTTTAGTTGCAAATACTGCTACTCCATTTACTTCTGGTAATTTCCCAGTAGCTAGTGGAACGGGTGGCTTAATGGTAGATGGTCCAGTTGCTGCTAACAGAGTATTAACTAGCGCTATATCAACACCAGATGTAAGTATAGATTTAGTAAGATTTGATGTAACTTGCGGACAAGCTGCATTAGCAGCCGCTGGTCATGTTACTTTATTAGCAGGCTCTGGAGCCAAACAATATAAGATAATTTCACTGTGGACTAATTTGGGTGGTACAAACTTCTCTGGTGGTTCTGGCGATAGATTGGGTCAAGTATCAGATGGCACTACAGTATATAGCGTTATTCCAGCAGCAAGTTTACAAACATTAGCCAATGCTGTTTGGGGTTCTACTGCTATGGCATTTCCAGCATCAGCTGCTCTTAATACAAGCACTGCTGCGGGCGCAAGTCTTTACTTTGCCTATAGTGGCGGCTCAACAGATTATGCAGCAGGATCTGTTGTTATTTCTGGTATTTTACAAAGGGTAGTTTAATAAGGAGTTAATATGAGTTTACAAGCCCTCGGAACGAGGATTAAGACTTTAGGTCAAGCATTAGAGCAATCTCTAACTAATCATAATGCATTAGCTGGTCGTTTTGCAGAAGCCAAAGAAATCTTAGGATTTTTACAAAACATTCCAGGACCAATAGGTGAAGCAGCAAATGCTGTAGATTTAGGCGTAGGCGTAGTGGAAAACGTTGTAGATGATATAACAGGAGCAGTGACACCAACTGAAAAACCTGTTACATCTGCAACAGCAAGTTAACATGAAGTTTCCAACGTATAACGCGAAGAAATGGCAAACTCCTCTAAGAAACAACCATCAAGCGCAGCTCGGTAGGTTGATCGTAGGGGTGGTACCCCCCGAAGGTATCGGCAAGGAAGCCGAAAAAAGGGGGGATGTCGTCGTTTTGCAAGTACAAAAACACATTTTAAATTCTAACTAAGGAGCAATTAAATGAATAGAAGTAAAATTGGAAAACGTGAAAGAGTCGCAGAAAAAGTTGAACGTGAAGTTTTAGAAAGTAAGAAATCACCTTCATCTTTGGAAAAGGCGTGTAAAAGCGCATTTGCTAGCAAACCTAGTAAAGGAAAGAAATAATGCCACTGAAAAAAGGTACTAAACCTGGCAGTAAAGGGTTTAAAGAAAATATAGAAACCGAAATTGCAGCGGGTAAACCCCAAAAACAAGCGGTGGCAATAGCATATAGCACAGCAAGAAAAGATAGTCATAAGACCATCAAGAAAGGTAAGAAAAAGAAATGATAGATGCCCATCAAATGCGTACTGAGATAATCAGACCTGCATTACAGGCTATAAACTTATGGTCTGCTGATGCAGAGGAATTATTAATGTTCATTGGGTTTACTGAGTCGCATCTAGGAACTTATATTGTGCAAAAACCTTCACGAATTGCAAAAGGAATATTTCAGTGTGAGGATGCGACTTACTTAGACATCATTACAAATTATTTAACTTACCATTCTGGATTAAAAAATAGCATTTTAAGTTCGTTAGGGCTAATGAAATTTCCTAAACCTGATGCTCTTATCTGGAATCTATGGTTAGCATCAATGATGTGTCGCGTACATTTTTTAAGGGTGAAAGAGCCTATACCTGATGCTAAAGATATTATTGGGCTTGGTTTGTTCTGGAAGAAGTTTTACAATAGTGCATTGGGCGCAGGAAATGCAGAAGAAGCTATTATTAATTATCAGGCATTTTTAGATGAACAAAAGTGACTATAGAGAATAAAAAAAATACTTTTCAAAATGTATTAATGATTTCTAAAGCAATCGTTTTGATAGTAAATACCATTGTTATTGTTTGTCTTTTTATTCAGCTTAGAACCCACTTAAAATTAGAAGAAGCGGGAAACCTTTCAAGTAATACTTTATATATCCTTGAAGAAGTTGGCAGTATGTTAAAATAAAAGCTTTTAATTTAAGTCTTTCTTAACAGAAAACTTATTTATTTTTTTATTACGTCTTGTTTCTTTATATTAGGGGCGTCGTTATCTTCAGTTGTAAAAGACGGGGATACACATCCACTAAATAAACGAGATATTCCGAAATAAACTGTAATAAAAAGAGCAATAGCGATTATTAATGTACAGAAAATATTTTCATATTTTATTTTTCTCACATTAATAAACTCTCTAATTTCTGTTTCGCTTTGGTTAGTTCCGTTGAATAGTCCCATAGTTTTTCCCCTTCTAAACTTATAGATACTTTTTCGATAATATCTATAGATTCTATAATTACTCGTTGCATTCCTAACATGGTTTCTTTTATAACTTTCTCTTCAGTATCCGTGTATGGCTTGAGCATGATCTCTCCTGTTATATTTCTCATAACTGTATATTGTTTTTATTAATTAGTAAAACACTGAGATATAAAATCATAGCTATTAAGTTAATTACCTATTGTTGTTTTGTAGTATTCTTGAGTATTGATAGGTATTTAAGTATGATATTGAAATCTTAAGGCAAAGCCCCAGTGTTTTTTAAGTACTGGGGTTTTACGAAACGTAGTCCTATATAAGTGTTTTTCTGAGCGCTAAAACAGGACCAATCAATCATTATTTACAAGGAAATAACATGTCATTTACAAGGAAACACATTCACAAGGAAACACATTCACAAGGAAACACATTCACATATCCACAAGGAAACATATTCACAAGGAAACATATTTACAAGGAAATAACATGTCAATAATAGCACTAATTACCACAAAAATCAAATTATATTTCACCTATCTAAATACAGTCGAATGGCTAATATGGTCATATATAGGCTATTTCACACTATTTTTACGTGTAATTACTTTAAAAGATTTTAAAAGACGTAGCCGCGGAGGTAATAAATGCGGCTACGAACATAACATACAGATAGGAATCACGTTGTATGAACAATATCTAAATACACAGAATTATTCACACAAAGGAGTTCAATCCCATGTCTGAACAGCACTATTACCTAAAGGAGAATAATTCCATGCCTGAACAGCACTATTACCTAAAGGAGAATAATTCCATGCCTGAACAGCTTAACATTATATCCAACTGGATGCAAGATTTAATAATGGCAGTTAAAGTCTCTGGACTTAAAACAAACCATCGTTTCTTTTTAATAGAAGTAGCAAAAGAACCAATTCAGTCGGCTGAAGATTTAGCTAAAAAACTTGAATGTCATAGAGCGACAGTTTTCAGAATCACTGCTTGGTTAAAGTCCAAAGATTTTTTAGTAATACAACATAGGTGGAAAAAACAAAAAAATGGGTCATGGGGAAAGATACCTAACGAATATCATATAAATGATTCTATGTTAGAAAAATATTTGCCAGCAGGTGAACTTCTTAGAATTAAAAAGAGAAATGAAGAGCGAAAAAAGATGGACTTAGTTGAAGCACATACATGCAAAAACTCGTACTTAGTTGAAGCACATGCGTCGCAAAATGCGACGTCTTCATATAGGCATCAAGTTTTATCTAAAATTCCTGGTCATAGACTCATGAATAAGGAGTCATTCATTTCTCAAACTGTTGATGAGCCTAAACATGAACCAGGAATTTTAGATATAAAAAAAGAAGAAAAAAAGATGGACTTAGTTGAAGCACATACATGCAAAAACTCGTACTTAGTTGAAGCACATGCGTCGCAAAATGCGACGTCTTCATATAGGCATCAAATTTTATCTAAAATTCCTGGTCATAGACTCATGAATAAGGAGTCATTCATTTCTCAAACTGTTGATGAGCCTAAACATGAACCAGGAATTTTAGATATAAAAAAAGAAGAAAAAAAGATGGACTTAGTTGAAGCACATACATGCAAAAATGCGACGTTCTACAAAAAAGATGATATACTGACTAAATCACAACAATTATGTGTAGATAAACTAGACTTCCAACACAAATCAAGTTATGATGAACTTGTTAAATGGGGAATTAAGAAGGCTTACGCACTAAAAATCCTCATGGAGCATGATTTAGCTAAAGTAACATCAGTTATGGAAAGGGCTAAAAACAAAAGCAATGAGCGTGAAGTAATAAGACCTTATTTTTTAGTATGTTGGAAAAACGAACTGGAGAACAAACCAATGTCAAAATACTCACTTAATTCAGAGCAGTTAAAAATAGAAAGAGATTTGATAGATATAGAACGAAGAAAAGCATATGAGGTTTTAGAAGAACAAAAAAGGTTTTTGCCTACTCCAGAAGAGCTTAGTGAGCAAAAAATAAAATCAAAAGCGGTGCTCGATGCTATAAAAGAAACGCGAAGAATAAAAAAAGAAAAGGAATCAGCAGCAAACAAAGCAAGACTGCTCATCATATATGCTAATATAAACCCACTTCCAGAAAAATCTATTATTAGAGCGGACTATGAGAGATCTTTACTGAGACCAGTAAATAACGAAGATTATTTGAAGGATTCAGATAAATTAGATAGATGTAGAAATAATATGTTTTCGTAAGATTAAAGCGTTTAAATTTACGAAACAACTTGTTTCGCAATTATCGTTATATTATTACGTTCTTAAAAAACCCTACAGTAAAGAAATTTTCATTCTAATCCTAGTGTATCTGCAATTGATCTGTCCCACAAAATATAATATAATTCACTTTCTCAAACCGAAAAGGAAACGCAATCATGAGAGATCAAGTTAAGAATGAAATACTAGAGTGTTATGGAAAAGAAATAGGACAAACTATTATCACAGTTTTTGAAATGTTAAAAATAGAAAACTGCGGTTTCTTTAATAAGAAAATTTTATTTCCATATTCTGAACCAATGGTTGGTCATCTTATGGCAGCATTAACATTACCAGGTAATGTTTTTACTTTAGGTATTGAGGGTGATAATGTTCTTATTGGCGTTCCAGAGCAGTTCTTGCCTCCGCATAAATTAGTCCGTTCACGCAAAGGTTTTTTTCTTAGCAAAAAGGAAAAGGTAACTTTTGTGCCATTTGTAACGGTTATAGAAGATGAAACAAAAAATACTGATCCATCAAAGGCAAAGACTCCGCCCATAGAAAGAACTTCAACTTCTCCCAAAATTATTTTTTAATAAGGAAATATAACTATGAGAGTGGAAAGGCTTTATCTTAAAGACACATTTTTATTTGGTACAAGGGCAATAATTACCAAAATTGGAAAGGATGACCATCTCGATCAGTATGCAAATTAACCCTTATTTGGCTGGGGTTTTTGGTGTGTGTGGCTGTGTTTCGGATTTTATTTCAACTTGCTCTTCTTTTCCCTCTGCTTGCATTTCTTTATCAAGTTTTTTTGTTGATACACCCTGGCCTTGTAACTGTTTACAAAACAGTAGGGATTGCGAATGATCGCTACCTGTTAAAGTAAGCTTTTCTGTTTTTGATATGAATAAATTACCAGCTTCTATGATTAGTTTTAGTTTTCCTTGTTTTTGTAGACCAGCAACATATGACTTTACGCAAGTTTCCGTTAAATAAAACTGACAAATATCATTGCTAATATTGAAGTGCCGCATCACCCCTGAAGTTAACAAATCAAACGACTGCTCTTTTTCACATATTACACCAAATATAAACTCTTCTACATATTGTAATTTTTGCATATGCAAATCAATTAATGATTGCATGTTTGTAACGGTTTCTATTCCCCCATGATATAAAACACAGTAATCATACTTATCCCTTATCTCAAAGAGCTTTCTTAATGAGTCTCTTGTGTCCATAATGTTAGTATAAAAAGGAATTCCGTGTTTATTAAGTGTTTCCGCAGAAAAAACACTATCTCCTGCATACAATACTCGGTCGGTTAAATTCACAATGCCAATCATTCCTGGTGTATGTCCCGGAAGAGTGATAACACTAAGATTAACACTATTAATTATGAGCTGGTTGTCAATATATGGTATTATACTTGTAACTTTAGATGGAGCAGCTTGCAAAAATTTATTTTTCAGCTCCGCCATTGGGGCGGCTCCAGAACTTAAGTACCACGGCTCCATAGACGGGTTTTCAATAAAAAATTGCTCTATAGGTGTTGCACAAATAGTTATACCAGGATAATGTAGTTGAAAGTAAGCATTTCCTCCGCAATGATCTGCATGGCTATGAGTATTTATAATCGCAGCGACACTCCATTTTTTTGCTATAATTGCCGCATTCACTGATTTTGCTGTATCATTTTCAAGACCACTATCAATCAAAATGACAGAATTATCCAATGGATTTAAAATAATTCCAATGGATAAACGACCAGAGCAAACATAGCTATTACCTTTTACTAGGTTAATTTCAACTTTTGGCATGACAGCGGCTCCTTTAATAAAATGGTTTAAAATCAACCAACAACTATTTTAGTTTCCCAAAGAGTTTTATATAATACCAATTATTAAATATAACCCAAACGCTCATTGAATGAAAAATGATAAAACTAACTAATTAAATTAGGTAGGAAACAAAGATCTTACCCACAATTTCTGTGGGTAAGATGCGGCAGATGAAGAGATCTGTGCTAATGGTCCTAGAAGCCTCATTTTAAACCCAAGGTTAATTTTAAATACTGAATTGAGCTTCTGATGTCTTGAGATGAGAATAACGCCTTGGTGGTTATTTAAACGCGAATTTAATACAGATACTTTAAAGTTAATCTTAGCTAGTTTTCTTTATATGAAAATAAGAGTAGAGTTAGTTTGTGGGTTCTTCAAGATGAGAGACAAAGCTACACACACACGGTAATACCATAAATGCCCTTGCTCCCGATTCTATAGAGCCTACCATCTATAATTTAAAAACTTTGACAGTATTTTCATCTCGTGTGAAAAATTTAGTCATCGTTTTAGCGCACCCAGTGCAGACGCAAGCAAGGGGCGGTAACATAATCCACCCCGACCTCTTGCGACCAACTAGGTACTCCTAAGCTATAATGGCTTCCAACTCTTCAACCAAATCGCTTAACATGTAGAGATAGCTATACATGGTTGCGGCTGTATGCGTTGTTAAATCGCAGCTCAGTCCAATCTCCATCAGACCCTTGAGTTTAGTTATCAAGACGATTGTTTGGTCTTGGTTGGTTAGATATTGCCCGTTTATTTCTTCGGGACTATAGTTTACTATGACGTTAGACATATTCGCTCCTCTCCGAGTGAGTGTGTTCAGTGTTGTCTTCGTGTTATCTACACTTAGGCAACACACCTACCTCAAAGTTTTATCCTTGAGTATTCGTTAAGCTGTAAAATTACAACTCAACAGAATCTTTTGTGTTTATAACATTTCCCTGTTATTTCCCTTCTTTTTCCAATGCTTCGGCAATTATCATTCGTACAAGTTCACCGACACTTAGATTGTTTTTTTTTGCTAAGGCTGATATTTTTTTATGCATGGTCTTGTTTACACGAACTCCCATGTAGATATTTTTTACTTCAGCGGCGGTAAATTTCATTTTGTTTTTCTCCAATTAAAAAGGTAAATCATCCAGGCTCGCTGCTAACTCCGCAGATATTGGCGGAAGCTCTGCATTTAACGGTTCTTGTTCTTTCTCATGTTCTACTGTAACTTCGTTATCTCTGCGCGAACCCAATAAGCATATGGAGTTTGCAACAATATCTGTAGTGTATTTCTCAATACCAGATTTATCAACATACTTGCCATATTTAATCGTGCCTTCAATATAAATCTGGTTACCCTTATTTACAAAGCCAGCAGCGATGGAGGCAGTATTACCATAACATACGATTCTATGCCATTCTGTTTTTTCAACTTTAGCTTGTGTCGTTTTATCAAACCAAGAATCAGTAGTAGCAAGACTAAAAGAAACTATTTGTCTTCCATCTGATGTATATCTACTCTCCGGTTGTCTTCCTACATGACCAATTAATGTTGCGCGATTTATTCCTCTACTCATTTTATATACCTCATGTTAACTTTAATACCAGAAATTAAACTTGGGATCAGTTCCAATAATCTATTTTCTGCATCTTCTTTGCAAACAAAACTTTCTTTAAACATACGATTTCTTAGTGTAACCTCTATTTCGTAAGAGGCTGTATCTTCTATAAGCCGCACTGTTTCTATAATGTCACGATCAATATAGCGATCATCAAAATATATAAATTTCATTTATTTCTCCAACCTATCTTAACCACATAAAAAAGCCATTACTAAAAAATGCTACTGTCATGGCGGCTCCTATTAATCGCATCCATGACATATCTTTTTGTATTTCTTTTAGGGTATTGCTAATTACATCCAAGCAATCGGTAACTGCACCTAATTGATGCGCCTGAATTTTAGCAGAAGTTTCAGAAACCCCAGTTGCTATTAATTCCTCATATAACGTCAATGTATCTTTATATCCCATTTTATTCCTCTTTTCTAGTGGCATTCCAATGTTGCAAAAAATTCACACCATTGAATTACCGATTGAAAAGTATCTAATTTTTTTATATCCTTTAAAGAATACCAGTCTAAATTGTAGGCTTCTCTTTCTGAAATTTTTAAACTAGTTGCCTCTTCTGGAATTGCAAGGTAAATCATATCAATATGCTCGCGTACACCTGGAGATATCACATTTAATTGAACCCCATAAGGACATATTAAACCACTTTCAACTTGCGTTTTATTGCCAAACAGTTTGACCTTTACACCTGTTTCCTCAAAGCATTCTCTAACCGCTGCAGCATCAGGAGTTTCATTTAAATCAATCTTACCACCTGGCGGTACCCACTTATTGAGTTTTTTATGATGCAACATTAGAAATCGCTTTTGTTCATCTATTACGTATACGGTTGCACAGTAAAATCGTTGAATACTATTATCTACCATTCGTTGGATATTTTTTAAAACAAAACATCGATCTTCTTGTTTGTTCAAATCTTTTCCTTCCAAAAGCCATTCTGGTTCTTTGATATTAGGGGTAATATCAAACTTTAAATTTCTAGGTTCAATTTCTCTAATACTTGTTTCACCTTTATAATTTTTGTATTCAAATTTAAGCGTTTTCATAACTATAATCTCCTTCGAACAATACTATAAAATTCATCAATCAAGCAAGTTATTGCCTCATGATGACGAAAATGATTGCCAACATATTCAATGTTTTGACTATTTTGAATATGCGACTCAAACATTTGTAACTTAATTGCATTATTATCAAAATCTTCAATGCTAAATTCTTTAATAAGTTCTCCAGTCCTATTAAATATTTTGTAAAACCTGGGTGTTATTAAAATAGTACCCTGATCGCCAATTATTTCCAATTCTTCCTTTTTATAAGAAAGATGTCTATTTAAATAAATAATCCCTTGAATTTGTGCGTTTTTATGATACAAGCAGATAGCAGCAGAATCTTCAAGTTCCTCTTTTTTCATTAGATCATAGCAATATGACATACTACCGGAAATTTGTACGACTTCCCCAAAGAAATGAAGTACAATATCAAGAATATGATATCCCATATCTAATAACACCCCACCACCAGAACATATCTTATCTGATCTCCATCCTTGTGTTACCTCTGGTATTTTTAGTGAATACTCGTATTTATAACTATAAGGTTTACCAATTAACATCAAGTCTTTTTTAGCATTAAAAAAAACCTTATTGAATTGTCGCTGAACAATTGTTAAAAGATTTTTATCACCAGAATTCTGTTTGTAATGTTGAAGGTCGTGTTTATTTAAAGCTAAAGGCTTTTCTTTAATAATAAATTTATTTTTCTGTAGCAATGGCATGGTTATATGAAAATGCTGGTAATGAGGGACACAAACAATAGCCACGTCAAAATCTACTACTTGCAGAGCATCTTCAACATCATTAAAAAACAAAGAATTAATATTTTTATTATATTTGACTCCAAGCTGCGCGACATTGTTATCTATTAATGCTACAAACTGATATTTCATTTTAAGCAAATTATAATATTCAAAGCCTTGCTGTCCTGCTGCTCCTATTAATGCTATACGTACACTATTTATACAGTTAATTGTATTTTGTTTCATGAGTAATTAATCCTATGTGTTTGTGTCTAATATTAAGTTAAATGTATCTTTATATCCCATTTTATTCCTCTTCTTTAAACATTTTGTTTATTGGCATCTCGCTAGCATGATTACTTTTAATTGTAGAATTAAGTCTACGCAAAACAGTATCAAAGTCTTTAGCTTGTAGAGACTCTATGCTGTCTATTTTGAGAGCTTCGCATATATCGGCTTTATTCTTTCCTGCTTCAATAATTTTCTGCTCTAACAAATCTATTTGCTGATCATTAATGCAACCATCCCATGCTACAACAACTTCACCTTCTATTGTGCTCCCAGTATTACTATAGTCTTTGCGTGGGGTTGGCATATCTTCGGCTTCTTCTTTTATAATTATACCACGAAGTAAGTCAGGAAATGCATCGCGTAAAGCAAAACCTCTAGCCCTCATTTGCAGCATACGCTTTGGATACATTTTCCATGGTCCTTCTTTGTTCCATAGTCCTGCTGTCTTAGCGTCTAGCTCACTGAATCTGCTTATAAACTCTGGTTCATGTCTGCGTTTTACTGTGCAAACAAAACCTCTATCTTTTTCTAGGTATTCTTCTTTGATAAATTCAAAATCTGGACTAAGTCGACAAACCGCGAGCATAGCATCACCCCATAAACTTGGGCGACCATTGATAACAGCAATATTCTGTAACGCTTGCATTGGTTTTAATCCAAGTTCTTGACCCATCTGTAATGCCACAAGGATATCTCCAGGTTTGCCATTCATGCTTTTAGGGCAGAAGCTAGACTTAGCAATTATCTCTGCACATTTAACAGCATCTTCTATTGATGCTATTTGCATAAACCCAGAATTGGTTTGCATTTCTACGCTTTTAGTTTCTAATTGATTAGACATTTTGTTCTCCAATTTTTGACCATTCAGGTATTGATATTAGTTCAAACTGTTGGCTGTAGCCAGGCCACTCATTGCTAGCTACACATTCACTATAAGTTAGAGCTGCCTCTAAATATTCTTTACGTCCTTGCTCTATTGATGCGCTTTCTAAAGCAAAACATGCGGTTAAGTAAGGGGCTTTTTTCTCAACAACAAAAAAGGCAAAATGTCTTTTATTGTCATCAATACTTTTAAGAGCATCAATTTGCATTGCTGCTTGTCTATGATAGCCGTACTGATAGATACTACGACTAAATTGTTTAATACTATCTGTTGTTTTGATATCAATAACTAAGTCATCATTAAAAATATCAGGTCTGCTTTTTAATAACGTATTTAAAATTCCTGCTCGCCAGTATATTGATTGTTCAATATGACGAACAGTTAGTTTTTGCCACAATGGATGTTTTTTAATAACGGCAGCCATTGCCTTAATATCTTCCCATTCACCAATACGTAATATTTTACGTCCCTTAGCTTCTTCTTCAGCTTCTGCGTAAATTTCTTTGCCCATCTTGGTGATTAGGTTAACTTTCTCCGACATACAGAAGAAATTATTATCAAATCTTTCTGGCTCAAGTATTAACATATGCACAGCTCTGCCAAGTTGATATTTATCATATTGTTTTTCTGTTTCTATCAAATCCATATCTTTTCTTTTTTTGTTGTATTCATAGTCATAGCGAGCAGGGCAATCTAGTATTAAACTTATGCCTGTACTGCTAATGCCATCACTTGTATGATATTCGTCTATATCTAAGTTAGCGTAAATTCCTGGCTTTATTGTTGACATTTATTTCTCTCCTCACATTCTTTTACTAAAGCCATAAACTCCGCTAGGTTGTTGTATACACTCTCTTCTTCTTCTTCGTACTCCGGTCCACATTCTTCTAGCACCATTCTATTTTCACCATTGTATATACTCATGTTCTTTACCTCCTTTTGTTAATATATATTCAATGTATCACATAATGTGATACGTGTCAATAGCTAAAAATAAATATTAATAATATAATTATTAATATTGTTAAATATCCTTTTAGCGTAATTTTATAATCAAAGCGCAAACCAATAAGATCTATTATTAGTACACCTACAAGAAGTATTATTGCTACATAAACCCAATGAACCATGATTACTCTCCTTTTGTTAATATATATTTAATGTATCACATAATGTTACACATGTCAATAGGTGAAAATAAAAATTAACAATATCATTATTAATATTCTTAGATGACCTTTCAGCTTAATTTTATAGCCAAAACACCAAGCAAAAAATTCTACTATTAATGCATATACAATAAGTTCTATTGCCACACAAAACCAATTGACCATGATTACTCTCTCTTTTGTTTACTGTTTTAACTGTGTTAAACATAACGTATCACACTAATATAAAACATGTCAATATATTTAATAAATAAATTTCATATTAAATCAGTATATATAAGACAACTAACAAAATGTAATACAGTTCATTGACTATATTTAGTTATAGACTATAAACTAAGGAGAAAGACGGGAGTAAAATTATGGTGGAAATATTTAAGGTTTGCCAGAGCTGCAAAGGAATTAAGCAAAAACTAGGTATGGGCATGCTAAAAATGGAAGACTGTACTATATGTTCTGGTAAAGGTAAGATTAAAATTGAAGCGGAAGATTTAAACCCAACTCCAATTGTAAAACCAGAAATTATAACGACTACAGAAGTTAACGAAGCACAATTAGAAATGTTTGATATTCAAGAAACAAAAGAAAAACCTATGAACACTGTATCGCTTAGTGAATTTTTAGAAATGGACTTATCACACTTAAAAGAAAAAATTAAATACCCACCAGGCAAACACCCAAATCAAATAGCAGCATACAAAAGAAGAACAGAGGCGGCAAAAAAAATAGAAGGCTAAACATGTTGAATACATGGACAGAAAAAACAGTAGCAATAAAAGACTTAATACCTTACGCCAAGAATCCAAGAAAAATATCTAAAACACAATTTAATGCATTAGTAAAAAATATTGAAACTAATGGCTACATCAACAGAATGATTGTTAATCAAGATAACGTAGTGCTTAATGGCAATCAAAGACTAAAAGTTTTAAAGAAACTTAAATATGAATTGGTCACCGTTTTAAAACCCTCAATTCATCTTACAAAAGAACAAGAACAAAGAATAAACATTACCGATAATATAGTAGCAGGAGAATGGGATAAAGAGGCTCTTGCTAACTTATTTGATGCTGAAGTATTATCCGATTGGGGAATAATTAATGAATGATATAATTGAAGAAACAAAGTTCATCGAAAAACAAAAAGTAATAAAACCCATAATAAATACTACTGAACTTATAAATAAAATAAATCGTGTCATGGAAATAAAAGAGATCCGTAAAGAGAGTAGTTTAAAAAGTCCTGCTTTTATAGCCAATCAAGGAAAACATATAGCAAATCTAAAAACCCCAACAAAAAAAGACGTTCGTAATTCTTGGGGGAACGGTGGGAAGATCGGCGCTGGTTTAAAAATTTTAAGTGATTATTTTAATCCCGTACTAAACTGTCCAACAATGGTTACAATGCCAAATGGCAAAGAAGAACTTAAAACAGTAATGGATCAAATAATAATAAAACTGGCATCAAAAGCTTTAGATGGGGATATAAAAGCAGTAGAATTAATTCTAGATAGAAATTTTGGCAAAGAAGAACAAAAACTTGTTTTGCAAATGTCACATGAACAAGCTTTACTTCAATTAAAGAAAGAAGAAGATATCATTGAAGGTGAAATCGTCGATAATGGATGATAAAGAACTAAGTATAAGAGCAGACTTAAAAAATGATTTTAAACATTATGCTAAAAAATGTCTAAAGATACGCACTAAAAATGGAGCAATAGTTCCATTAGTATTAAACAAAGCTCAGCTTTATATTCATGAAAAATTAGAAGAGCAGAAAAGCAGTACGGGAAAAGTAAGAGCTTTGATCTTAAAAGGTCGCCAACAAGGTTGTAGTACCTTAATAGGTGCGCGCTTCTACCACATCACTACCCATAATTATGGCTATCAATGTTTTATTCTTACTCACTCATTAGATGCAACCAATAACTTGTTTAGGATGGCGCAGCGATTTCATGAACACACACCAGAGTTGGTGAAGCCAGCGGTTACTACCAATAATACTAAGGCTTTAATTTTCGGCACATTAGATAGTGGTTATAAAATAGGTACTGCTGAAAATAAGAACGTTGGTCGCTCTGCTACTATTCAACTCGCACACTTTAGTGAGGTGGCATTCTTCAATAATGCTGCCGACCATTCAACTGGAATAATGCAAGCAATACCAGATGTGCCAGGTACGGAAATAATATTTGAGAGCACTGCAAACGGCATTGGAAATTACTTCCATCAGCTATGGCAATCTGCTCAATCAGGCGCCAGTGATTTCCTTGCTATCTTCATTCCATGGTTTTGGCAGTCCGAATATAAAAAAGAAATTCCAGAAGATTTTAAATTAAATCATGTAGAAGAACATCTACAAGAACTATATTGTTTAACCAATGAACAAATCTATTGGCGAAGACAGAAAATAGTTGATCTGTCGGTGAATGGCAGAAACGGTGAACAAAGTTTTTTTCAAGAATATCCATGTAATAGTCAGGAAGCTTTTCAAATCACTGGTGAAAATACATTTATTGATCCCTACATAGTTATGCAAGCTCGCAAAGGTCAGGCAGAAAAGTATGGTCCTCTAATTCTGGGGGTGGATCCAGCTCGCTTTGGTGATGATCGTACATCAATTATTTTCAGACAAGGTCGGGTTGCTTTTGATCTTAAAAGCTATACTAAGAAAGATACGATGGAAGTAACTGGCATAGTACATATGCTGATAAAGGAGCGCCATCCCGATAGAGTTTTTATTGATGTAGGAGGTCTTGGTGCGGGGATTGTCGATAGGCTGAGAGAGTTGGGTCACGATAGGATCGTAATCGGTATAAATGCCGGAGGAAAGCCGCTCGATGAAAATAAGTACAGTAACAAAAAAGCAGAGATATGGGGTTTGCTTTCTAACTGGCTGCAAGACATTCCTGTACAGATACCGGATAGCGATAGTCTGCACGCTGACCTATGTGGTGTTCGTTATAGCTTTGACTCGAATTCACGGCTTGTAATGGAAAAGAAAGAGGATATGAAAAAACGAGGGTTAAGAAGTAGTGATGAAGCAGATTCTTTGTGCTTAACATTTGCAATGCCAGTTACCAACTATATGGTGAAAGAAATACCTACATCTAGTATAGTAAGAGAATTAGCCGGAGATGTTAGAACTAAACTAAACGCAATCAATCGTGCTCGGAGTCCGATTTCGCGGTAACGGGCAACAAGGAAAAGTTACCATGTTTGATAGAGGTGAAACTGAACAATCAAAATTACTAAAACTTAAAAAGTCGGTAGAGAATTCCTACCAAAGTTTTTTACAAAACTTTAACCGATATAATCAATTTATGAAGTTCGTATTTAAAACTTCATTAACGACAGACGATTTAACCAAACTCGATATACTACAAAAACCCCCATTAGAATTTAATATCTTAGAAGCAATAGTATCCCGCATGAGAGGAGAGTTTTCAAAACACGAACCCTCTATTAATATACGAGCAAGTGAAGGAGTCAGTGTAAATGAACTTGATGAGAATTTACTTAAAACAATCGAAGTTATCGAAAAGCATTTTAGAGCTATCTTTAATGATGCTACTAATGACTGCTTGGATTATAACTTCTACACAGATTTATTAGCTGGTGGATTTTCTGCTGCTTACATCTATACAGATTATGTTAACGAAATGTCCTTTAACCAAAATATAAAGGTTAAGAGAGTTTTTGATCCAACATTGATTGGATTTGATCCACTAGCTCGTGAGTCACATAAAGGCGATGGCTCGTATTGCTTTCAGTTAATACCTAAAACAAAAGAAGAATTCCAGGAAGAATATGGCGAAGAAATAACCAAAGAAATGAAGTTTATACGCAATACTAATCTACGTTCTTTTAATTGGAGTTATCAAAACCAAGATAGGGATATAGTTTTAGTCGCAGAATTCTTTTACAAGGTTCGCAAGAAAGAAAAACTAGCTAAGCTTTCTAATGGTCACACAATTTTATTTAAACACTATGAAAGATTTATGGAACTATGGAATGAACAGGGTTTCATTGAGCAAGCACCAATAGTTATAGAGACCAGAAGAACAATAATCGAAACTATTGAGCGTTGTATCTTCTGTGAAAACAAAATACTTAAACAAGACAAAACTGTTTACAAACATTTGCCAATAGTATTTATTGATGGCAATTCTGTTAATGTCAGAGACAGTGATGATAACTCATCAGTACAGGTAACAAGACCGCTTGTATATCATGCAGAAGGAATACAGAAACTTTTAAATTTTGCAGGTCAAACAGTTGCTGCTGAAATTGAAAATATGGTACAACATAAAATGATTGTGGCTGTTGAGTCCATTCCTAAAGATTATGTAGATGCATATAAAAACATTCAACAGATGTCTAACTTTGTATACAACGCATATTACGAGGGAAATGCTCAACAACCTAACCCACCACCAAGAGAAGTACAAAGAACAGCAACTCCACCTATTGTTGAAAATGTATTTAACGGTAGTTCTACCATATCACAAACAATATTAGGTAGTTATGACGGTTTGCTTGGTATAAGCGACCAACAAGTTTCTGGTGTTGCAATTCAACAAGGTGCAATGCAATCCAATGCAGCAGGATTGCCTTATTTGGTTGGGTATATCAAGGGTCAGAATCGCATAGCCGAAATAGTTATGGATTTAATCCCTAAATTTTATGTGACTCCTCGTTCGATCCCTATCATGGAAGCAGATGGTAAGCGCAGCTATCAACTCATTAATCATCCCGAATCTGAACAATCGATTGATATGAAATACGATCCTAATGGACTTCAATGTAAAGTTGA